TTTCACTACCTAAAGTATGGAACGAAAACGTCAACGAAGCACTGGGCATTGACCCTGTACTTGAGTCACCTAAGCCAGAGCCTTCTGCGGACTACAAGACCGTAGTACGCAACGGTGTAGAGCAGGACGCCAATGACAACTGGGTATATGCTTGGATAGAGCAGGAGATGTTCCAAGAATACACAGATAACGACGGCGTTACGCACTCAGTCGCAGATCAGCAGGCGGCATATGATGCAACTAATACCGCAACCTTGGCGGCAGGAGAAAGAGCTAAGCGTGACAATCTGCTGAAAGAAACAGACCACTACGCACTATCCGACGTTGCTATGTCAGCAGAGATGACAACTTACAGGCAGGCATTGCGTGATGTGCCGGGGCAGTCAGGGTTTCCAGCTTCTATTACATGGCCTGAAGCACCCTAATGAACAACGTAGGACATGACGCTATGATGGGTAACCGTCTTGACCGCATTGAGCAGAAGCTGGATAAGCTAACTGAAGCGGTATCTCAGATTGCACGTGTGGAAGAGCAGTTACTGTCTGCTTTTAAACGCATGGATAGACATGAAAAAAGATTAGACGATCAAGAAGATGACATACGAGAGCTAGAAAATACTGTAGTGGTTAACTCAAGCTCTGTTAAAAACGCTGAGCGATTCTTTTGGGTAGCCGTCAGCGCGTTTGTATCTTTTTTCGTGTACATGGTTAAGTAACGTATGTGGACCGCATTAATTAGCCCCATAGCTACCCTGGCAAAAACATGGCTAACCAACCGCCATGAGCAATCACAAGCCAAGCACGTAGCTAAGATGGAGGTAATTAAGAACACAGCCACATGGGAACAAGAAATGGCAGCAGCCAGTGCTACCTCGTGGAAAGACGAGTGGTTTACTGTGGTGCTATCAATGCCTTTGTTAGCTGTGTGCTACGGAGTTGCTGTGGATGATTTGAGCATTATGCAACGTGTTGGTTTAGCTTTTTCTGAGCTAGACAAGCTGCCTGAGTACTACCAGTACCTGTTGTACGTAGCTGTCACTGCGAGCTTTGGTATACGTGGTGCTGACAAGCTGATGAAGTTGAGGGGTAAGTAATGGCAACTCCTGCTGAAATTAGCAATTTATATAATCAGTATCTTGGACGAGACCCTTTGCAGTCTGGCATTGACGCGTGGCTTTCAACAGGCCAAAGCATTGACCAGATAGAGTGGGGCATTGCTAACTCACCTGAAGCGGCTGTGTATGAAACGTACCAAGAAACCCTTGGGCGTGAACCAGAAATGGAAGAACGTCAATTATGGGTAACGGAGATTAACAACACAGGGTCTATACAACAAGCCGTAGACTCTATTGCTACATCTCAAGAAGCTAATGCCTATCAAGCAGAAGAATTAGATATTCTTGTTGATACTACTTCTAATAATACCGTTGATACTATTGTTGATGTTAGTGATGATGATAACCAACAAGTCAACGAAGAAGGAGAAAGGCTGTATTACTGGGTTCCTTCAGGGGAAAGTCTTGATGTAACTGGCTACGAAAGCGAAACAGAAAAAAGCAGACTAAGAACTCTTTTAAGAGATGCTGGTGGTTACTACACAGAGCAAGAAATTTACGACGCGTTTCATGCTGACCAAGGAATGGGCATTTTATCGGATCAAGTTAACTGGGAAAATTACTGGGGGTATTTGCAAGAGCGCCAAGATTTAATTGATTCTGGAGAACTAAAAACAGGATTAGACGCTCGAAGTGACAGCAGACAGGCGGGAATTGAGCTTATACAAGGCGCTGGTGGTTTAAAAGCGTCAGGAGGAGCTAAAGGCGCTTCTGCAGCAACAGGAGGAGTAAAACTAGACGCTTACCAAGACAGTTATTCGTCTATTATTGCCGACCCTGTTCAAACGGCCTTAATGGAAAAGTACGGTATACCTGCTTCTCACCAGCACGATAACGGAACAGTTTACGAATGGAACGGAAGTAGTTTTACTAAAACGTATCAACCAGAAGGCGCAGACTTTGGCAAGGTAGTTATGGGAACTATGCTTGCTTTAACAGTTGGCCCAGCAGCAGGACAAGCACTTGCAGGAGGACTGGGTTTATCTGGAGGAGTAGTAACTGGTGCTCTTTCTGGGGCTGTGGGAAGCGCTTTGTCTCAACAAGTTGTTACTGGAAGCATTAATCCAAAAGATCTTTTGGTAGCAGGCGCTCTTGGCGGAATTACTGGCCTTGCTACTGATATGGCTAACGCTCAAGCGGCAGCAAACGCAAAAGCTGCTTTGGCTGCAGACAACTTTGCTGATAGTTTTAGTATGTTATCTGCTGGCGAAGCAGCGGCATTCGCAGATACTGTTGCAAAACATGGACACTTAATTGACGTATACGGAGTCACAGCGTCAACTATTGGTGGTGGCTTTGTTATGGCATCAGCCGGTGCTGGTGGATTAGGGTCCGCTATACAAACAAACGTATCTAACTTAGCCAATACTTTAGGAATATCTTACGAAGCTACTTTAAACATTGTAGAGGGAGTTGCTTCTGGAGCAGTTGCTGGAAAAGATGTTGAAAAAATAGTAATAAACGCTTTAGGAAACATAGGCGAAGCCCATATCATGCAGGGGCTAGAAAACACGTTTGGTGATAGCATAGACGTAAAAAACTTGTTTAAAGACGGATACACTGATATACCGGTAGATGCTTTAAAACCCTTAGTTTCTGGGGGAATTGAGGCGGCTATAGCTGGTGGAATGTCAGTAAAAGACGCCATAACAACTGCCGCAGAGTACTTTAGTGAAGGAGGAAACCTTGATTTCTTGCTTCCACCGGGAGCAGAGTTTTCGATAGTTTTTCCAAACCTTTGCCCAGAAGGATCAACTAACCCCCTTTGTAACTTAAAAATACCAGAGGGCGGTAATTTCGACATAGATTGTCCTTCTTTCTTAAAAAACTCAGAAGGAGAGTGTTTAGATCCAGACATTGGATTTAATCCCACTTGTCCAGAGGGGTTTAAGGACGTAGATGGTCGCTGTTTGCCGATTAACATTACTTGTCCAGAGGGGTTTAAGGATGTCGATGGTCAATGTTTGCCTATCAACATTAGTTGTCCTGAGGGGTTTAAGGATGAAAACGGGACTTGTATTCCAATTAACATCAGTTGTCCTGAAGGCTTTAAAGATGACAACGGAACTTGTATTCCAATTAACATTAGTTGTCCTGAAGGGTTTAAGGACGAGAATGGCGAGTGTGTACCAATAGACATTAGTTGTCCTGAAGGCTTTGAGGACGAGAACGGGACTTGTGTTCCAATAAACATCGACTGTCCAGAAGGCTTTAAATATAGCGAGACACAAAAACAATGTATAAAAATTGTTTGTCCAGAGGGGTTTAAGGATGAAAACGGACAGTGTGTTCCGATTAACATAACCTGTCCAGAAGGATTTGAAAACGTAGATGGACAATGTTTACCCATAGAAATAACGTGTCCTGAAGGGTTTAAGAACGTAGATGGACAATGTTTACCCATAGAAATAACGTGTCCTGAAGGGTTTAAGAACGTAGATGGACAATGTTTACCAATTAATATTGAACTTCCTGACGTTGAACTTCCATGTTTAGGCGGAAAAGTTAGAAACGAAACAACAGGAGAGTGCGAGTGTCCTCCGGGTAAAAGAGAAAATTCTTTAGGTATTTGTGTTGATCCAATAGATAATTGTCCATCAGGTCAACAAAGGAACGCTGAGGGTGTTTGTGAAGACATAGAAAAGTCAGAAACACCAGACGTAGACACACCCGACATTGATTTACCGTCTTTTGAAATGCCTGATATAAACATACCACAGTTTCAACCAACGCAGTTTCAACAACCAACGCAAGTAACAGCAAGTCCACAACTTTTGACTAGAACAGAGTTTCCGATAACAGATTATTTATCTCAAGCAATTCAAGGTGGCGGTATGCTTACGGGCAACGGGAATAAAATAGTATGACGTATTTAAATTTAGTCAATAACGTTCTTAGACGTTTACGAGAAGACGAAGTAACTAACGTATCTGAGAGTACGTACAGCAAGATGGTCGGTGACTTTGTAAACGACGCAAAAGACCTTGTGGAAACAGCATGGGACTGGTCAGCGTTACGTAACACTCTTACGATTACGACGGCTGCTGACGACTACACGTACTCACTGACAGGCAGCGGTGACAAGGGTAAAGTTTTTAGGATTATAAATGATACTTCAAACTGCGAGCTACAATACCAAACACAAGCATGGTTTGACAACGAGTTTTTTGTAAACAACCCAGTATCAGGCGCGCCTAAGTATTTTACTTATAACGGCGTAGACGCTAACGGTGATACACAAATTGACGTGTATCCTAAGCCTGACGGTGTTTACTCGTTAAAAGTAAAAGTAGTTTTGCGTAACGTACCTCTGAGTGCTGATGCAGATACATTAGCTATACCCAGCAGTCCTATAATTCATATGGCGGTTGCTTTGTTGGCCCGTGAGCGTGGTGAAACAGGAGGTACATCTACTGTTGAATACTTTGCTCTGGCTGACAAATACTTATCTGATGCTATTGCTATGGACGCTCAAAAACACCCTGAAGAAACAATCTTCTACACACCGTAGGAATTATTATGGCACAGCCTTTACAAAGCATTAACTTGGTTGCTCCTGCGTTTCAGGGAATCAATACAGAAGATTCTCCTCTTGCTCAGGATACGTCTTTTGCTGAAATTGCAGACAACGCTATTATTGACCGACAGGGCCGATTAGCGGCTCGTCAGGGTAACAGTGTAATTACAACCAATAAAACCGTGTTGGGTACTGACTACATCCACAATATCCACGAGTTCTACGATAGTGCTGGTAACGAGGTTATCTTTAGTACTGGCAACAACAAGATTATGACCGGCACTACTACGCTAGTAGATGCTACGCCCGGTTCTTACACAATTAACGCCAATGATTGGAAGATTGTTAACTTTAACGACAAGGCTTACTTTTTTCAGAGAGGCTTTGATCCTCTTGTTTACGACAACAGCACTGGCGTTAGGACATTTACCGTGGCTAATAGTGGCGCAACTAACGCTACGTTTAAGGCAAATGAAGTTATTGCCGCTTTTGGTAGGTTGTTTATTGCCGGTAACGCAACCAATGATACAGTTATTTACTGGTCTGATCTGTTAGATGGCAACGCTTTTACTGGCGGCTCTAGCGGATCTATTGACGTTGCAAAGGCTTGGCCTAACGGCGCAGATAAGATTGTTGCCCTAGCGGCTCACAACGACTTTCTTGTGGTATTCGGTGAACATAGTATTATTGTTTACTCAGGAGCAAGCAGTCCTGCAAGCATGGCAATAAGCGACACGATATCGGGTGTAGGCTGCATAGATAGAAAAACAGTACAGAATATTGGTACTGACTTACTGTTCTTAAGCGATGACGGTTTACGAAGCCTTGGAAGAGTCATACAAGAAAAGTCTCTTCCTATAACAGACGCAAGCCGTAACGTAAAACAAGATTTGATTGCAAAGATAAGGGCCAAGACTAGTCCAGCTACGTCTGTGTACAGCCCTGAAAACTATTTTTACTTACTAGGACTGCCTGACAGTAACCTTATATATTGTTTTGACCTAAGAGGTCGTTTGGAAAATGGAGCGTTCCGTGTAACTAAGTGGCCTAGTGTTAACTTTAAGAGTTTTGCTAGAGATCGTAACGGGGACATTTACATTGGCACTGTAGACGGAATAGGTAAATACGAAGGGTTCGACGACAACAACTCATCGTATATTTTTCGATATGCCAGTCCGGGCTTGACGTTTGGTGATCCGTCAAAGTTAAAACTACTAAAAAAGATACGGCCTACAATTGTTGGCGGTAACAGTGCAGACATTATCTTAAGCTGGACGTATGATTTTTCAATTCAAGCCAATACGTCACGCTTTAGAGTAGGGGCATCAACACCCGGATTTTATGGCGTATCAGAGTACACGGCTGTTGAGTTTACGCTTGGCGATTTGATTAGTCGAAAGTCTTTAAATTGTACGGGGAACGGCTCTGTAGTTTCTGTGGGGCTACAAACAGAAGTAAACGGAAGTTCTATCTCTTTACAGGAAATGAACGTATTAGCCTTGGTAGGTAAAACAGTATGATAAATAAAAATAGAGGTATTAAGTAATGGGTATTTTAAGCGATCTATTAGGAGGGGTTGCGTCAGACCTGTACCAAGATATCCCTCAACAAGTCAAATCACTATACACAGCACCGTTGACGCAAGTTACATCGCCTGATATAAGTTTTCAGCCATTTACTGTAACAGGCCCAACAGGATCAGCAGTTCAGGCGTCTGCTCTAGGCACTACGTTTGGGTTAAGTCCTGCTGAACAGGCGTTGCAAGACAACCTTTTGACAGGCTCTGGACAAATGTTTGAGCAGGCTTTAATGCCTACAACAGAACGAGAAGCATCTATTTACGACAGAATTAGGGCTACCCAACTTCCAGAAGAAACACGCCGAAATTTAATGTTAGAAGAACGTTTGGCAAACCAAGGACGTTTAGGAGTTCAAAGTGCTATGTTTGGTGGTACGCCAGAGCAACTAGCATTAGCTAAAGCTCAAGAAGAAGCAAAAAATCAAGCGGCTGTAATGGCAATGCAACAAGCAGCACAAGAACAACAACGACAAGGTGCTATGGGTGCTCAGTTCTTACAGCAAGCATACACTCCTCAGTCTGCAATGTTGTCATCGTTCTCCCCTGCTCTTAACGTAGCGAGCATGACTGACGTAGCTAGACGACAAATGGGTGAGTACGATCTTGAAACGCAGATTGCTAACTTGGAAGGTGCTCTTGGGCAACGTGCTGGGTTGGGAAGTCTGTACTCAGGTATGTTCTCTGGAGCAGGTAACTTAATTGGTGGTCTTGCCGGGGCTACTGGCGATATTTTAGGCGGCTATCTTAGCAGGACTTAAAGGATAACATCATGGCTATTAGAAGAATATCAAACATAGGCGGTATGCTGACTCAAGCTGGACAACAGCAAGCTGAGATGTTGGGACAAGGAGCTAGTGCTTTTGGAACTGGTGTAGGGGCTGGCTTAGGTGCTATTGGGCAAGGTGTGCTTACGGGCATACAACAGAGGGACGTTCAACAGGCGCTGACTGAGTTTAAGGATAATCCCGCTAAACTAGACGAGCTTGCGGCACAGTACGCAGCACGACAAGAAGATGAAATAGCAAATGCTTTTACTGCTGCCGCTAAAAATGCAAGACTAGCAGCTACTCAAAGCGCTTTGAGGGGGATGGATATGTCAGACCCTAAATCTCTTCTAGCAACAGGCCGAGAGGTTATGGGACAAGATATAGAGGCTGGCTTGGGTTTAGTTACGCAGGGCGTGTCAATGCAAAGAGCGCAAACAAAAGGCGTAAGAATGGGAGCAAACCTAAAAAGAACTTTTGGCGGTGCAACCAATGAAGCTGTAAACGCCCTTGCTGCTGAATTAGAAAACGTAGCAACCGAAGAAGGTCTTAGTACTCTTTTGCCTTCTTATTTGGAGCTTATGCAAGAAAAAATACCCATGAGCGGAAAACCCGAAAGGTTTGCTGTTTTAATGGGCGTTATTCCTAATCTTAATGACCAAATGTACAAAGATTTAGGCGTAGCTAACATGAATGACAAGTTTTTTAACGACTTTGCCTCAGGTCTATCAGGAGGACAAATAACTCCGTACATCTATGAAAAAGCAGACGGGACACAAGAAACAAAAGCTTTTAGAGAGCTTAATGGATTAGTATATGTTGGGGGTAAATACGTAACTCCAGAAGAGGCGGGAATACTTGCAAAAGCTCCCCATGTAGAGCGCATTGAAGCAGCAGCTTCAAGTTTCCAAGATGAAATAGTTAAGAAAAATGCTGAAGGCTTTTTTGACTTACACACACAAGCTAAAAGTGCCAGACAAGGTATTGAAGGTATTTCGGAAACCATTGACGGTATTAAAAATATGACAACTGGATCAATGGCAAATCAATTAGTAGCCGTGCAAAAATTCTTTAGCCAACTAGGTCTTGATTTAGACATGACAAACGTTACGACCTTTGAAGAGTTTATGGCTAAATCTGGTGTTAGAGTTGCCGGTTACATTAAAAACTTGGGATCAGGAAACGGAATTACTGATAAAGACTTGGAGTTTACAAGAGAAGTAATTGGTGGATCAGCTAGACTAGAAAAAGAATCTTTGGTTGAAATCTTGCGTGAGTTTGAAGCGGCTAGTATTAAGAAAATTAATGGCTACAACGCGGTACAAGCTAAAACATACAGTGAGTACAAAAAAGCAGGAGGAAACCCTGATCTTGATATGAGTTCGTTCATGCCGATTAACCTACCAGAAACTGGGTACGACGTTGACATTGAGGGCATAGAGAAGGTGGGTCCATAAAATGGCACAGACAACTGTTGTGATTACCGACAAGGAAACTAACTCAAAATACAGGGTTCCTATAAATCATCCTGACGGCGCTACGCCAGCAGAAATACAGCAAATGGCCCAACAGTTTGCAGCAAAGGGTGGGATACAGGAGTATGAAAACAGAGTAAACCCGCCTTTAACTCCTATGCCTCCTCCTGCAAACTACGGCGAAAGGATGGTTCGTGAGTACGCTGAGACTGACTTTAGAAAACCTTTTGAAGAGTTTGGACCTGAAGTAGATAGACGTACTGAAAGGTATCAAACAGCTACACAGGAGCTTACAGGAGCAGAAGACGAAGAAACCAGAAGGTTACGCATGGGTGGCGCTGGGCGTCTTATGGAGGCTGCAATACCTGTAAGCCAAGCTGCTCGTGTTGGTGGTGAAACTTTAGGCGCTGCTTTAAAACCTTTAGTTCCTTTATCAGTACGCAACTTTTTAGGTCATTATTTTGATAAAGGTATGCAAAGCGAAGTAACACAAGAAGGCATACAGTATTTAATCAGCAGCGAAAAAAAGTTCTACGAGTGGGCTGCTAAAAACCCACAAGAAGCTGAAGCACTAAAAAATGCAGCAAGAGAAACAATGGGAACCACGTTTGACCTATCGGCTCTTTTTACTCCCCGACCCGACTTAATTAATTTAGATAGGCAACTTGCTTATGCTAATCAAAAAAGACTTGCGGCTGGAAACGCAAAAATAACGAAAAGACAACAAGCTGCTGCAAACCAACTTGAGCCTCCACAGTTGAGTACACGGGACAAAACAGAAAAATCGGCTTTAGGCACTGAGGTGTGGATGCCCGATGATTTTGGTATGAGGCAAGTAGAAGCACTAGAAGCCATACCGAAATATAATCCTTACGGTAGTTTCTATGATGCTATGAGGGTAACCCAAAATTACGTAGCACAACAAAAAAAACGTTTAGACGCTTTAATACTAAAACAAAACAAGCCTATTGACATGAATTTTGTAAACAGTAAATTAGCAGAAAGGCTAAGAAAATTTAAAGAGTCTGACGTGTACTTGAGTACGCCAGAAGCATCTCGAAAGTACTGGGATGACGCTATTGCAACAGCACAGCAAGTGTTTGCTAATGAAAGCGCTGACCTTGTTGGTGTTTTAAGCGCGAGGAGACGTTTTGACCAAACTAGAAACGATTTAGGGATTTCGCAAGACCCATCCGTAGCTACTGCACAAGCCCAAGCAAACAGAGCGGTGAGAGGTGCGCTAAATGATGTACTAAAAGCCGCAACAGACGGAACTAAAGTACATGATCTTTTAGACAATCAGCATAGAGTCCTGACCGCAATGGACACCTTAAATTTTAAAAGAAACGCCGAAGCTAGGAACTGGGCAACCAGAACTTTAGACGCTATAGCAGAACACACAGGTGGTCTGGGAAGAGTAAGCACGAGTATTATTGGTATTGCTGCCACAGGAGCTACACTAATGAGTCCTCTGTACGGAGGCGTAGCTACCGGCGTTTTGGGTGGCGGTTACGTAGCTCTTCAAGTAAAAAGGTACGGAAAGGCAGCTACACTAAAAGCGTACGGAGAAACCGTTGGTTTAATAAACAAAGCTATACGAACCGTTAGTAATCCAACTAAAGTAGAGGCTCTTGAACTAGACCGTTTGCTTTTAATAGAACTAATGGATGGTGTTAGAGAATACGAGGAGCCGTCTGAAAATGAGCAGTGATTTCTACGCAAACCGTAAAAAAATGCGGGAAGGCGCTAGGAAGACTGAGCAACAGTACAGTCAGAACGCACAAGAGTTTTCTGTAAACGCCGCGCTAGCCCTCCCTAGATCAACAGCTTCAGAGTTTAGAAGTGCTAGGGATCAAGTACAGCAGGGAAAAATGTACAGCGACAGGGTAGTGCCTAATTTACAACAGGGGCAATACGGAGAGGCCGCTAAGAACTTTTTGACGAGCACTGCGTTAAACACTGCCGGTGGTTTTAACAAGGTCATGTCCCCAGTGACGGGCCTGTTTACTACTGTTATGCCTAATTTTGGAGTAACAGAGAGGCTTATGAACACCGGGGTTGGACAACAAGCCATGCAGCTTGCACAACAGAACCCACGGGCTGCTGCTGCTACTGGCGCTGTGATGGACATAGGTTTAATGCAGGCGGCTCCTCGCGCTCTTAAAGAATCTCTAAATGCCGTGGCTGACAACACCCCTACAGATATACCTGAATTTTATGCGTCTCCTAACCCAGCGATGAAACTGTACCGCACAGCACAGGCTGCTTTACCTAACGTACCCACAGCCATAAAACAGGGTTTTACTCCAGCAGGGCAAGAGTACCGCAGGACTATTGGCACAGGTCCAGCCAGAGGGCGTGAGTACTCCGAAACCGGCGGGTCAAGAGAAACAATGGCAACCCAGCAGGGGAACGCGAGAGCCAGTGCTTTTAAGGAAGCACAGAGTCGGAACCAAACCTCCCCTCCTCTTGATACTGTGGTAGGAAACACCATTGAGGTACAAAGATACGCACAAGATTGGACTGATGCCAGCAACACCGCCCGTGTCAAAGAAGGGCTTAGGTCTTATACCGATGATATACCGGACAACGTTGTAGACGCGGCCCACACCCACCTAATGAGGGTTCACGGCACGTCTAGTGATCTGGGGCAAACATCATTGGTTATACGCAGACCAGAGACAGGAGAGGCTTTGCAAGGAGAGGCAACGGGCATAACCAAAGGGACTTCTCCCGCCGCAATTTCTTCTTTAGCCAGTTCTAAGATAATGGAGTCTGCAAGAGAGGCTTTACCTAACGTTGATCCTCTTGAGTTTTACACTCAGTTTGTGACTGTTGCTAAACACGCACACTCAGACAAACTAAGGCTGGCTGCGCGGAGAGGTGAACTACCAGACGACATAGTAACTAAGGAAGGAAAAAAAACGTCCATAAAAAGGTCTGTTCTTATTAACAGATACTGGCGCATGAAGATACGTCAGCAAAAAGGCTACAAGATAAACGAACAGCAGCAACTGGTGTTAGATTTCTTTGACAAAGCACCACAAGCACGGATAACCGACAAAGGAAACGGGGTGTACGCCTTTCAAGAAAACCACGCATCTTCAGCACAAGACTTGGGCGGCGTCAATGACTTTGTAGCTATTGACACTAAAAACGACACGATATACACAATGATCTCTGACGGTCACGATATGTTTGGAATGAAGCCACCCGGAGGAAACTCGCTGCTAAACACAACTCCTATTTTTTCCTTTAAGGCTGGAACCAAATCATCAGAGACAAGGGGAGTACCAAGGCCTGAAGAAAGTGTTGCTCGTATAGAAGAAATAACAGGTATGCCCAAACAAAAAAAAGAAAGCAACGTACAGTACCAAGCTAGAGTCATGCGTGACTACAAGGGCAAGGCAAACTTACAAGACTATATCAACGTAGGCAAAAACGTGGCTACGGTTGGTATGCTAACAGGAGGAGCTTTACGTGAAGACCAAGAACAACAACGATAACCACAGCGTGTCGTACACGTCTATTGATTACCATTCTATGTGTCAGAAGTCAAAGGACAAGATTAGACGTCTGAAAGAAATGGGAATGACTACGCCCCATGACCCTAAAGAGAAGCCAGAGGACGTAGGTGGTAACGACAGAGGTTACTCTATCTTCTTTATGTCTTAGATTTCACAGTTGTTTCCTGTGCAAG